TCATCAATGCTGTGCTGTATGCAAATGGGTGTCGTTCTATTATCGAATACGACTGAAAGCTTAACGCCTTTGATTATATCGCTGTTAGCTTTAAACACCGTGTTATCTGCTCGGCTCGTCACTGCGGCTATGGTTGTAGCAATCACGGCTCTGGCTTGTGCCTGGCGCTTTCTGTTTGCACCTTTTAACCGTGTGGTGGCTTCCTTTAAAGTGAGTGCATCGGCTTCGGCACTTCGGGCGGCTATGATTGTGTTTCTTATGTCGGTGTCTCTTAGGTGTTTAATCTGGTCTGATATTTTCGAGCCCCTTGCCTCAATCGTTCCAACATTCACCGGCTTTGGCTTGGTCATCATGCTATCGGCTAACATACCGGTGATTGCTTCCAGCGTAAAGCTTGATTGCCTTGTTGCCAGTAATTCAAGTTCGGCCAATAGCTTTTTCTCAAAGTCAGCATAAACTTTAGTCTTTAGTTCCCGAACCTTGACCACAAAGTCACGCTTTTGCTTCATGGTTCCGCCGTATGATAAGGCCATCAAACCCACTATAACCGCATCAATCTTGTTAAGGATTGGAATGTAACGCTTAAACGCGCCAGCCTTTAGCCGTTCAAGCTGTAAAGCGTGGTGCGTTAGTTTGTCGTGTAGCGTTTGGTTAAAATCCGCCATCTTCCTCTATTCGCCCCATCTCTTCATTAATATCAAAATCATCACCGTGAATCTTAAGTCGTCTGATTGCATCTAAGAAACGATACTGTGACATTTGGCCAGCCATTCTGATGGATAACAACAGTTTGGCTTTTTCAAGCACCTGCTGGGTTATGTTAAAGTCTTTGAAAATCTCCAAGCCAATATCAGGCGGATTTTTATCGTTCATCCAAAGTGACGCGAAGTGCATGATTTGAGGCCATGAGTTTTCCACTGACTTAACTACCGATTGCAAAATTGAGTAATCGGCGTCTGTTTCAATGGATGCTTCGGTAGCGGTCTTTGCTACTTTTCCTGCACTGATTAGGTCGAACCCATAAACCGACATGCGCTCTTCAAGTGCTTCGAGGTCTTGTGCTGAATTAGCGTTGGCGGTTCCGGCTATCTCAATCCATTTAATGTCGGCATTGACGTTATCACTGCAATATGCGTTGTGGACTGAAACGGTTGCTTCAATCTCATCTTGTTCAAAGCCGGTGAACAACTGGTAAGGCACACGGGAAACATGCAGAATATTATCAATGTCCGAGGACTTTCTAAAGTGCGACATATTCAAGTGAGCTAAATCCTCAAGGACTGGCTTGCCGTCAATATCGTCACATACAACAAGCGGTATTACACCAATTGTGTTGGTTACTGATTCGATTTGAACCCAAACAATCTTACCTTTTTCGTCTTTGTCTTCTTTGTGCGTGGTAATCTCTTTGCGTGTCCAGTGGTCGATGTAGTTAACAAGCTTAATCTCACCGTCGACATCTTCATATTTTGAATACTTGATTTGTATTTCTGTAAAGCCCTTATCGTCCTCTGGGTAGCTAATTAGTGAATCTGGGTGAATTAGTGAAACGAAAGGGTGAATGTTACCGTCCCGCTGTTCTTTGACGCTCATTAGCTTACCATCATCATTAAACAGTGATGGCATATCAACCAAGGCCAAGTATTTACCACGATGTAAGACACCTTTGACGCCTTCATAGCTAAATAAGTCGATGCCCATACCACTGCCGTCAATATCTTCAAGCATCCAAGCGTATTTTTCAGGTAAGTCCTCAGTGAATGATACCTTTTCAGTAAACGGCTTTAAAGACATGCCTTCCAGCGTTTGGCGATAAGCATTAAACAAAACCGAGCGATTAACCCTTGCTGGGTAATTCTCGTCAGTTTCACGTTGTTCTTGCGGTATCGTTATATCTCTGGCTTCGCGCATTGCAATAGTTCCGCCATTAAGCAACTGGCCGACCTTGTAATGCTTTTTGTTTTCTTGGTACCTTGGGTGCTCACTTCCTATTTTAATCATTTTTTGTTGCCTCGGTTAATTCAAGATTAAATCCACAATGAGGACACTCAGCTTTTAATATTTCAACGCCTTGGTGAGTTATTGAGATGGCTTTAACTGTTTTAGATTCGCTTAATTCAAAGCCACGTTGCCCCGAAATAGCTATCTCATTGTCACTCATTTTGTTGTTATGTTTCAAATCGCTCATAATTTGTACCATTTGCCTAATAGCATCGCCGGTATGAAAATAATCAAAGCTGGTATTATGATGGGCCATGTAAATGAAATAAGAACCCACTCTAAGACGCTATCACTGTCTGTAACGATTTCTTTTTTCAGAAAAGGGCTAAATTTTGGCGCAATTAATACCCCGACTATTCCTGTTATGTAAATAATTAAATATATACTCATACCGTTATCATACCTCCGGATTTCTCATAGTTTATTAACTCATAAGTGGCTTCATCATAAAGATGGTCTTCACTATCTGAGTCCACTGTCTCGTAATCTTTTTCGTCGCGCGGCAACATTGGTATCTGCCGGATAAACTCACGACAGTTAATGCCAACGTAAATGCCCGGCCTTTCCCTATCATCACATAATACAGCATCTAAGCGATCGCGCAAAATACTCATTCTGGTTTTACGGCTTCCGGGGCCTTTGGGTGCCTTGTCAAACTTAACGCCCATTTTGTCAAAAGTGTCGTAAATGGATTTTCCCTCGCCATGACCGTCTGCCCAGATTGCGCTATCAGCACCGCCGGGTTTTACTTTCCAGTTTCGGGCTTTCTCATAGTCAATAATTCCTTGGGCTATTTTTTGGTTAGTCAGTCGCAGTCCTTTGTTGGTTTCGCCTTTCATAGCGCCGTACCACTCACCAACTCTAATCTTTGTGCCTTTGGGTAAAAACTTTGTTTTACCGTACCAGTCGATTGAATCCCCTGGGGATGTAACCCACCAGCCCACAGAAAATGGTGCGCTTGAGCCCCAATCGAATGAGCGTGTTATCTTCCATGATTTGGGTATTTTGGCCTGCTCTAAGTCTATGACATGATGCTCAACGCTAAACAAATCATCAAATGCCCCACCGCCTACGATATTCCAGTCACCCTCAAGCCATGCTTTGCGCACGTTTGGGTCTTTGATGTTTTTAAGATATTCGATGTAAGCTTTATCGTTTTCGTAAATAAACGGATTTTCTACAAAGCTTGAATGGATGCGAACCCTTACACCATGCTCATCATTTATTATAACATTGGCCGGTGCTGGGTCAATGAACCGCTGTTTAACAAAGTTATGACCTATGCCGAATGGGTTTGTTGTGCTGATTCGGCGCTTACGTATTCCGGCAACCGGTGAGCGGCAAGTTGATTCCATAATATCGTAAAATTCCAAATTAGGGAAGCGTGTCAATTCCTCGTAGCCCTGCCACGAATATTCATGTCCATGGTAAGCATCGTAATCGTTCATTGTTTTAGCGTGTCTGAATAACAGTTCCTCACCGCCTGCAAACACCCACTTTAGTTCGGACGCTGACCGCTTGAATTTCGCATCTGGAAATACTTGCGGTATGAGTATCTGGCTTTTCTTAATAATGTCGCCAAGATGTTTATATTCGTTTCTGAATATGATACCGGTGTAATGTTTGCCCCAGCCTTTGCCAACGCCGGCAAGGTAATCAACAATCAATACATCGGACTTGCCGCCGGCTCGTGTACCCTCTAGCAATATCTCATTGATGGGACAGCTTAATAACAATTGCTGACTGCCTGCATTTGGGCGCCAAACCAAATCAGACATCTTTGTGAGCCTTGGTTATCCGCTCCATCGCCTCGGTTCCCATTTTTTCCCAGTCTGCAATAGATGCCGGTGCTGGCATTTCGATTACTCCGCCACTGGATGCTGATGATTGTTTTTCTGCGTCAACTGCTTTACGGCTTGCCCAATTCTGACTCTGCCGGTTATTTAGCCAATATATACATGCGGTAACTTCAGGCGCATAGTGTTTAGTTATTGGTGTTACGGTTATTTTTCCTTGGTAGTTCGAAATATGGACGCCAGGGTGCGAATACCCTATAGCTCTTTTTGCCAATGACACCTCTATTTTATTGTCGTAATATTCCTTTCCCTTTTTTAAGGACTGACAAAACTCTGGTTTATTTTTTTTCCATCTATTGATTGTTCGCTCGGAAACACCTAAACATTCTCCTATTTCTTCATCGGTTGCGCCCATATCACATAAGAACTTGGCTATATTTGCAAACTCTTTTTTATAGGGTGATGGTCGGCCACCTTTCTTGGCCGTTTTCTTTTTACTGGTTTTTTTCTTAGCGACTTTCTTTGTCACCCGAATAACCCCATAAATGAACCCACCGGCCAGACTACTATCCCCAATAGTCTAGCCAGCAGTTCACCCCATAGGAAATCTTTTGTAAATATTTCGTAAATGTTATAACACCATGCGCCCACAGATACCGCAATCAAAAAGCCAATGCCCGATAAGCCCTCGACGGCAATGAATATATTTTTAAAGTTTTGGGTCATATTAGAGTGTGGAGGCCGAAGCCCCCACGGTGGACGCAGGAAAAAGAGGATTAAACCCGCGTTTTTTGCACCAGTCGTTAGCATTTGGAGGAACTAAACGACTGATAGATGCTTGGTTTGTCATAGCTGTAAATGTAATTAGTTTATCACACATTTTAGCATAGTTAGATTATTTTTAACATATGTTGGGTTTTAGTGTAAAAAGGCCGGCAGTTTGAGCTACCGGCAATGACCACACGAAAAACGGTTAATCCCCTCATGTTTTACAATCTATAAACTCATATTCTGTTTTTAAGTCAGTCGTTCCATCGTGAAATTCCCAGTCAATATCGTTAAATTTTAACACCGGACTACCATCAAGATAGATAATCGTTTCTGGTTTTGCTACATTTATCTTAGCACGAGCTCGGTCGTTATACTTTGATAAGTCGTTACACTTTACGCCTGTTGCTTTTTCATAAGCTTCGGCGTGGATTGAGTGAATTTTTAACGCTCTGGCTTTCTCTAATATCATTTAATCGCGCCTATCTTTTTAACCCTTTGTGTTACTTGTGGCCGTCGTACAATCTTAACGCCTATTATCATTAGTGGGTTTCCATTTATGGTAGCCACGCTCATTATGTTTTGTTTTAGTTCGCTGATTAGCATCTCATATTTATCATTGCTGATTGATATTTGTTCTGGTCTTTCACTATGCTCTGCCGAATAATCAACAATTGTATCAATTAAACTTTGCATAACCGATAGTTCGCCTGTTGTTTCAGTCATTTGATTTAATCTCCCAATCTATGAACTCATCGCTTTTAGCGGTCTTGGTCTTGGTTGCCAGTATGCCTACAATCCGGTTGTCATTAAAACCGTACTTATCCTGTAGCGCGTCTTGTAACGGCTTAATTAGATTATCTGTATCACTGGACATATTAGAAACGCCAAACTCTACAACCAGAAACAGGTCGCCCTCTGGTATCGCGCAATCTTTGAGTAACCATTGTAGCTGCTCTCGGTATGCCTTATAAGCTGGTGTCTTAAATCTCCGGCCTTGCCACGCTTGGTTTATAGACATAGGCTTGATTTTAACTTTCACCTCACACCCCGATATTTTAGATCCGATTGATTAGCGCCCTGTCTGGCTATGCGCTTGCGGTATGGTTCTGCGTCACATGATTCGTCGTGGACAGTGTAAGTGTCTTTGCCAAGCTTCACCGGTGGTGCGTTCACATGACATCTAGT